TGAGAGGCCGTGACAATGCAGACTGGAGCACAAGCGAAAGCACCTCGAAAGGCGTGCGACGAAGGGAAGGCGCTTGGCAACCCCAAGGCCGCGCATTGTCATTGTACCCTCGACTCCTTGGTTCGATTGCCGCTTTTGCCCTTGGCGGCAATTCTTGAAATCTGCCTGTGGGTGTCTGTATTCGTGTGGGCGCAGATCAACACCGAGAGGGCTGCAAATATAGTCACGCTTGCGGAACGGCTACCGGACATCGGTTGGTATTTCGTGGTGGTCCTGACCTGTGAGTTTGACTTCTGTCATGACGACACCATGCACAGAACGCCACTACAGAAGGAGGAGAACACATGAGTAAACCGCTCTCCGGCGTCCTCCGTGGTATCTTCCTGACGCCAGAAACACCTGACCGGTATATCAGGGCCACTCTGGTGCTCTGTGGCCGGGAAGATACCTTTCCGGACCTTCCGTGACGTAACGTTACCCAAATAGCCATGAAACGCTGGCAACCATCCGGTACGTGTACATAGTACAAGTAGTAGCTAGTGGTACGAGTACGAAGCTGTTGACCTCCCTTTCCCTAATTGGTCAACAGCTTTTTGTTTCTAGTGGTGAGACGATGCAAGGCACGATGACGAGAGACGAGTTCAAGCAACTGCGCGCACGCAGGCGCAGCAGGTACGGCATAGGCCGGACACGCTGTACAGACGCCGCCTACCCAGAGATCAACGGACAGATCTTCGACAGTCGCGAGGAACTCGCATACGCGAAGCTGCTAGTGTGTATGGAGCGTACCGGACAGATCACACAACTGGTCATCAAGCCGGTCGTGGATCTGACCGCTGGCATCACGTGGCGCGTAGACTTCTCATACCTGTGGGCGTCGGAAAGCGCGCCGATCTACGACGAGTACAAGGGGATCGAGACTGAACCGTACAAGCTCAAGAAGAAGCTGTGGTCAGTGTACGGACCGGGACTGCTGCGCATCGTCAAGTCGCGCGACGGTGGCCGGACGTTCAAAGCGGTGGAAGTGATCGCGCCGGTAGTGAAGGACGACTGAAAGTGACGGCTGCAAAGAAAAAGTCTGTGGTAAAGAAGAAGGTTAGCAAGCGCAAGCCTACTGCCAAGAAAAAGCAGACGGCAAGGCAGAAGGCAGCAGCTTTACGTCGCATGCAGAAGGCCGGACCTAAACCGAAGCTTGGTAACCCGAATTTACAGAAACCTGACCTAAAAAACAAAAACCGTAACCAACGTAACTGGCGTACGTTCTTTGAGACGCTGGCCGCTACGCGTAACGCGACACGTGCCGCACAGGAGGCCGGCATCAGTCGCATCACTGCTTATAAGTGGCGTCAGCGACCGGGGCCGATGGGTGACCGGATCAGGCAATTGTGGGACGAAGCGTTAAGCGTCAATCTTGATGTGTTGGAGGCCGAAGCGCGACGGCGTGCGACCGAAGGCGTTGAGCGGTTGCGATTCGACCGGCGTGGCGATGCGTTGGTAGATCCGCGCACCGGCAAGGTGTACAAGGAGAAGGAGTTCAGTGACACGCTGCTGATCTTCCTGTTGAAGGCGTACGATCCGGCGCGTTTCGACCGGGACAAGCGCATGCACCTGTCCAGTGATCACACAGAGCGACGGGAGTTGATAGTTGACGTCAGGGCGAGCATCGATGAGAGAGCAAGAGCCATTGCACAAGCTGTCCTGTCTCGCACCGAAGGTGGCGACGATGGTAAAGGACGCGGCGATCCTAGACGTGACCGTCTCGGAAAACCCGTTCATACCGCATAGTCCCACCGGCAAGCAGGCCGAGTTCCTGTGTTGCGAGACGATGGAAGCGTTCTACGGCGGGGCCGGAGGTGGCGGTAAGAGTGACGCGCTGCTGATGGGTGCGCTGCAGTACGTCACCGTGCCCGGCTATGCAGCGCTGCTGATCCGGCGAACGTACAGCGAGTTGTCACAACCGAAGGCGTTGATCGACCGGGCGCACGAATGGCTGCGCGGCACCAGCGCTCGGTGGAACGAGAATAAGCACACTTGGTCCTTCCCATCCGGCGCGAGTCTGGTGTTCGGCTACTGTGAGAACGAGAACGACAAGTACCAGTACCGGTCGAGCGAGTACCAGTACATCGGGTTTGACGAACTGACCGAGTTCTCTGAGAGTCAGTACACCTTCCTGTTCTCGCGTCTTCGTCGACTGCAGGGAGTGGACATACCGCTGCGCATGCGGTCGGCGTCAAACCCCGGTGGTCTCGGTCATGACTGGGTGAAGCATCGCTTCATCGTGCCGGGTAGCAAGGACTCACCATTCTTCCCTGCTACGCTGGTCGACAACCCGTACATCGATCAGGACGAGTACGTAATGGCGCTTTCCCATCTTGATCCGGTGACGCGCGAGCAGATACTCGTTGGTGATTGGGACGTGGTGGCCGAAGGCACGATGTTCCGTCGTTACTGGTTCAACAGCTTTTGTGACGCCGCACCGGATAGAGGCTCACGCTGTCGGTACTGGGATCTGGCAGCGAGCGATCCGAACAAGCGCGTGCGTGGTCGCAGGGTTAATGCCGATCCGGACTGGACGGTAGGCGCACTGGTCAGCCTGCAGGGTGGTGTCTGGACCATCGAGGACGTCGTGCGTGACCGTACCACTCCGCGCGGCGTCGAGCAGCTTGTCCTGCAGACCGCACAGCTTGACGGGCTGCATGTGCCGATCCGCATGGAGCAGGAGCCGGGTTCCAGTGGCAAGAGCGTCATCGATCACTATGCACGCAACATCTTGGTCGGATACGACTTCAAAGGGTATCCGTCGAGCGGTTCCAAGGTGGAGCGTGCTCGACCGTTTGCTTCGGCAGCAGAGGCAGGCAACGTGCGGTGCGTGCTGGCCGGGTGGAACAAGGACTTTCTAGACGAGGTGGCGCTCTTTCCCATCGGGGCACATGACGATCAGGTGGACGCGGTGTCGGGTGCGATGCACGAACTCGGCATCTTGCGCTTGCATCCGGTGGTGTCGCAGGGCCGCACGTACAGTCAGCGCATGTCTGACGCGGACGACGAGATCGCGCGGCTTATAGAGAGTGTAGATGATCCGCAGGAACGACGGGAACTCGAAGCGATGCTGGAGGAGGTCAATGTCTGACGACCAGCAGGAATCGAGACTGGACCGGTTGAAACGGCTGTTGGCCGAACGGCTGGAACTGCGGAAGGCGATGCTCCTCAAGCGTTATGGTGAGGAGGTAGATGACGAGGATGAAGACAAGCGCTACAAGCGCATGATGGCTGACGACCGGTGCTGGCACGTGCTGTCCGGTCGCGGCCATGGGAGTCCGTCTGCATGAGAACGATCAAGTATGAAGACGAAGTGGTGCACGTGGATCGGCTGCGCGTGCTCAAGGGAAGCGAGGATTCCGGCGAGCGGGAGGTCGTGGTGTTGACGCGGACGAGCGCTTACCGGTTCCGTGTGGCGACGAAGCGCTCGGAGGAGTTGCTGCCGGATCTGGCACCGGGTTCCAAGCTTAGTGTAACGATCAGGACATCATGATCAAGGGTGGTGGCGCGCTTGGCAGTCAGAAAGGGTGTGCTAAAGTGAAGGTGCTGGTAATAGGCAGTGCGCCGTATGTGAAGGAGTGGTGGCGTGGTCACAGCGACTTGGTGCCTGCGGACGTGCTGGTGTGCGCCATCAACAATGCGTGGGCCGTTACCGAGGAGCGCACTGACCGCTGGTATCTGTCGAACGACTTCTTCTGCACCGGGCACGTGTTTCCGGAGAGGATGCACTTCTGCACGGTGCTGCGCTGCATTCGCGGCGGCATCACCAGTGCTTTCTTGACGAGTCCGTACTGGTATGACGGCAGGGACACCAGCGGCACGATGCTGCTCAACGTGCTGTACGATCTGCTCAACCGGCACGCGGTGCGCGACGTCGATGAGCCGCTGCGGGTGTGCGTCATGGGCTGCGACCTGCAGTACACCGGCAAGGACGACCATTTCTACGGTGAAGGACAGGCCGATCCGCTGCGCTGTGGTGTGGCGACGTTACGAGCGTGGTTGTTGGAGTTGCTGTCCGATGCTGCAGGTGAGAACGTCGAGTACCTGAACCTCTCTACCGGCGAATCGCTTTTACCTTTCAGAAAGACGACAATCGGGAGCCTGACATGAACGGAAGACGATCAAAGAAACTGCGGCGGCTGGCGTTACGTGCGGCGAGGATGCATCCGGATAGGCTGGTGTCGGGGCACCTTGAGCACCGTCTATACTGGGCCATGAAGCGTGCGTGGACGCGCGGTGTTCGGGAACTGACGGTGATGTTGCCGGACGGACTGCGCGTTGACGTGAACCTGCGTGCCGCATGAGGAGGGACAGATGGGCTTGATAAGCAGCTTCGTCAGGAAGACCGTGGAGGACGTGCTGTCCTCACAGATGTCAAGGTACGGCGTGCAGTTTCTGCAGCGGCACGGTGCGACGCCGAGTACGTCACGTGCCGAGATGGTGAAGCGATACCAGTCGTGGGTCTACACGTGCACGAACATCAACGCGGTGTCGGTGGCGTCGGTTCCGCTGCGGGTGTATGCGTCGCGCGGTACCGGTCAGGGCCGGGTGCGCAACTACGCCGCACGCGTCGTCGACAAAGACGTCGAGGAGTGGATCAAGCGCGGTGCCGCGTCCGCAAACCTGCCGCAGGTCAAGGCAGCACAGGAGTTCGAGGAGCTTTACGATCATCCATCGCTCGCACTGTTCCAGAACATCAACCCGCACGAGAACCGGTTCGAGCACATGGAGCTTACCAGTACCTTTCTGGACCTGTGCGGCGATGCGTTCTGGTACGTGGTGTTGGGACCACTCGGCGTGCCGCAGGAGTTATGGGTCTTGCGGTCGCAGTGGGTGAAGGTCGTGCCTGATCCGCAGAGCTTCATCAAAGGGTATATCTACGGCAAGAGTCAGGACCAGTCGATCAGGCTCGAACCGAGCGAGGTCATCCACTTTAAGCTGCCGAACCCTAATGACCCGTGGTATGGCATGGGGCCGCTGGAGGCTGCAGCGTGGGCAGTGCAGCGTCAGCGCTTCATGGACCAGTACGAGTCGTCCATGCTTCGTAATGACGGCAGGCCAACGATCGCGGTGGTGTACAAGGGGCGCATCAACGAGTCCGAGCGGCAGGAACTAGAGCACCAGTGGAATACAGCATACTCCGGACCGAACAAAGCCGGTAAGGTGCGCGTCATGGGTGAAGACTACGACGTCAAGGAGTTCGGCTGGAGTCCGCGTGAGATGGCGTTCCTGCAGGGCAGACCGTGGACGATGAAGGAGATCGCGTCATCGTTCGGCGTGCCGATCGGCTTTCTTGACACCAAGGAGATCTCGAAGGCACCGCGCAGCGGCATGGAAGGCAGCGACCTGTATCACGCCAAGTATGGCATTCGTCCGCGCTGCAGGCGCATCGAGGAGAAGCTGAACGAGCGGCTAGCGCCGATGTATGACTCGTCCGGTCGGCTGTTTTTCGCGTTCGACGATCCGGTGCCGCAGGACAATGAGTTCAAGCTCAAGCGTACGGAAGCGCAGGTCAGGAACTACGCGCTGACCATCAATGAGTGGCGTGCGCGGGACGGGTTAGAGCTGGTACCGTGGGGTGACACGCCACTCGTACCGCTGACGATTTCTCCACTAGGCGATGCGTCGCAACAGACGGACGGTGACAGTCAAAACACATACCCGAAAGTTGCGCGGTCTGGGGCAGTGGCCAAGTCTGTCGGCGCTCGCTCCGGTGGATCTCCAATGCCGGTGTCGTGGAGTGACATGCTGTCCGGCGTCAAGGCTGACGATCGTGCGCGCAGCGGTGGCCGTAATCCGAGATTATCTGGCACTGAACGTGACGTCGTGGCGATCATCAACGACGTGTGGATCAGGCAGCAGGCTGAGGTGCTGCGCGGCATCAAGGCGGCTGATCCGTTTGACGTGGCGAAGTGGACGCGTGAGGTGGCTGAACTGATCGAGCCTGCGCTGATGGTGAACTTCCAGCGCGGCGGCAGCACCGGGCTGCGCGTGTTACGCATCGAGTTGCCGGAGTGGATCGAAGCGCCGGAGGTCATCGATGCTCTGCGTACCGAGTCGTACGCTTTCGCCAAGAAGATCAACGATACCGCTGCCGGTCAGTTGAGCGCTACGCTGCAGGAAGGCGTCGAGGCCGGGGAGCACATCGAGCAGTTGCGAAAGCGCGTGTCGGACGTGTATGACGGGTGGCGGTCAGCGCACAAGTCTGAAATGATCGCGCGCACTGAAACGGCGCGTGCGTTCAGTCTCGGTGAGGTGGAGGCGTGGAAGCAGACCGGTGTGGTGGAGGTCAAGCGATGGGACGCCACCGGCGATGCGTGTCCTTTCTGTCTGGAGATGAACGGCAAGGAGGTGCCGGTTGATGACGCGTACTGGAAGGAAGGCGACGAGATGAGCATCGACTGGGAAGGTGCGCGTGACGGACAGATACGTCTCGGATTTGGTTATGGTGATGTGATCGGACCGCCACTGCATCCGAACTGCAGGTGCGCCATGGTGCCGGTTGTAACGTAGGAGAAGCATGAAGATCCTGTGGCACAGCGTCCATCCGAAGGTCGGCAGCGGTTACGGTCAGCAGACTGACGTGGTGACGCGTGCGCTCAAGCGTGCCGGTCACGATGTGGTGATCTCCTGCAGCTACGGGCAGATGGGGTTCAGCGACTACTACGACGGCATGCTGGTGCTGCCGTGCGGTGCGTCGGCAAACCTCTACGGCAACGATCGCGTGACGATGCACTTCAACAACACGCAGTCTGACTTGGTGTGGTCGCTGCTGGACGTGTTCGTGCTGAATCCTGCAGTGTGGAAGGGACTGCCGTGGGCAGCGTGGTTGCCGCTGGACGCAGATCCGCTGATGGCGCGCAACGTTCCGGCGCTGCAGGCGTGCCGCTGGCCGGTGGCCATGTCGCGATTCGGGGAGCGCGTCTTGAGGGACGCCGGGTTTGATCCGCTGTATGTACCGCACATGATCGATGACGCCGTGTTCTATCCGGAGGACAGGCAGCGCGTCAGGCGATCGCTTTCCCGTATGTGGGGTAGGAGTGATCTGGACGGGCAGTTTATCGTGTGCGTCAACTCGGCCAATGTCGGCATACCTCCGCGCAAGAACTTTGACGTCATCTTTGAGGCGTGGTCGCTCTTTGCACAGGCGCATGACGACGCGCTGCTGTACATGCACACCGACATGACCGGCGCAGCGCAGGGAGGTGACGACCTGTCCGCGCTGATGACGCTCTACGACATCGACCAGTCGCGCGTGATCGTGCCGCACCAGTGGCAGTACCTGACCGGCATGATTCGTCCTGAATACCTGCGCTATGTGTACTCGGCAAGTGACGTGCTGCTCAATCCGTCGCTCGGTGAGGGATTCGGGTTACCTGCAGTGGAGGCACAGATGTGCGGCTGTCCGGTCATACAGACGGACTACTCGGCCATGTCGGAGCTTTGCTTTGAAGGCCATCTCGTACCGGGTAAGCTGGCACACACTGCGCCGGGTACGAGGCAGTGCCGGGTGTCGGCAAGTGACGTGTACGACGCGTTGGAACTGTCCGTCATGTGGAGCGGCGATCCTGCCGTCAGGCAGCGTGCGCATGACGGCGCGTATGAGTATCGCACGGAGTCTGTGATGGAGCGCTGGATGTTACCGGCGCTGGATCACATAGCAAACGAGTAAGGAGGGTGAACGATGAAGACATGGCTCAATCTCGGCGCGGTCATTGACCTGCTGCCTGCTGGCGTCAAGGACGCGGTGCACGCGCTGGCCAAGGAGTGCGGTCACAAGACCGAGAATCTCGGACTGCGCCGGGTGGCGTTCAGTGAGAAGGCCAAGGACGATGATCTGGTGGAGGGTGAGCGCTCGGTCATCAAGTACGTGTCGACGCGCACGCTCGACCGGGACAACGAGGTCATCGTGCCGAAGGGCATCGTGCTGAACGAGTTCGAGAAGTACATGCACGTGCTGTGGGGTCACAACTACTCGCTGCCACCGGTAGGCTCGGACGACTGGATCAAGGCTGACGAGTTCGGCATCAAGGCCAAGCAGCGCTATCTGGCAGACGCGCCGGGGGGAAGCTTGCCGGACATGCTGTGGCGCTTGACCAAGGACGGGCATCTGCGCTCGTCGTCGATAGGGTTCGTTCCGCTGGCATGGACGGAGCCGGGGCACAACGACTTCGATCGGGTGGCCGACAAGCTCGGTCGCGACTGGCCGGAGTTCGGCAAGAAGCGCGAAAGCGTGAAGCGCATCATCACCAAGGGTGTGCTGCTGGAGCACAGTGACGTGTCGGTGCCTGCCAATCCGGACACAGACGTGCTGGCGATCGCCAAATCGTACGGTGCGGACGACAAGGTGCTTTCACACCTCAAGCCATACACCGAGGATGAGGACCGATACTGGGAATATCCTCCCGTAGTCATACGCGACGCCATCGACCTTGACGGCGCGCAGGACAAGCGCGTCATTCCTTTCAGCGTACACGGTGACGGCAGCAAGGCACCGGAATCTACGGCGTGGAACGGGCCGCGTGAAGTAGCTGCAGCGGAGATCGGCGATCTCAAGGTGATGTGCGCGTGGTACGATGCCGAGACTGCGGACATCAAGTCGTCCTATAAGCTGCCGCACCACAGGGCATCGGGGCATGCCGTCGTGTGGGCCGGTGTACGTGCTGCGATGGGCGCGCTGCTCGGTGCGCGCGGCGGGGTTAACATCCCGTCGAGCGATCGGTCTGGCGTGTACAACCATCTCAAGCGGCACTACACGCAGTTTGACAAAGATCCGCCGGAGTTGCGCGACTACGTGCAAGGTGAGTTGAAGACGCTGTTTCCGGAACTGTACGACACAGGGCCGGTCGTGCTGCGTTCGGTAAGGCCGCTGGAGCGCTCGGTGCGGGTAGTGTCGAAGGGGTTCGATCTGGACTGCATCCGCACGGCGATAAACTCCGAACTTGACAAGAGGTATGGCTCTGTGTTATAATTCCCGCCGTCACGATAGAGAAGAGTATCGGACGTCACCGTCGCGGATGCGGAGCCGACAGGCAGCTTACCGCTGGTAGTCCGGCAGGATGAAGTTTTTCAGGAGGGTGCAATGAAGAAGACGATCAAGCTGCTTAAGGCGTGGGAGCACGCTGGCACCAAGCACGCGATCGGCGCGGTTCTGGAGGTGGATGAGACTACTGCCACCGAACTGATCGAGGCCGGTGCCGCTGAACTGGTGACTGCCAAGGACGGCAATCCTGCTCCTGTGCAGGGACTCGACGAGGAATCCGTCAAGAGCATCGTGAAGTCGGCTATTGACGAGAAGCTGTCGGTCGAGAACATCGCGCGCAAGCGCATCCATATCGAGGTCAAGGACCGGTCTGACGACGATCCGTGCTTCGGATATCTCGGTGAGCACAGCAAGTCTGCTGACGACCTTACCGATTCCGAGGTGTTCTGGGCGTTCGGTCAGTTCGCGCGGGACGTGGGGCGCGTGCAGCAGGGACGTGAACCGGACCGGCTGGTCAAGTGCCGCGAGCGCACCGAGAAGATGATCACGAAGGCTGCGGGTGACGGGATGGTGGTAGGCGACGACGAGTTCGGCGGCTACCTGATCTTCCCGGCTGCCACCGCGCTGATTCAGCGCCGGACGGTGGAGGCTGCAGTTGTCAGGCCGCGTGCACGGACGATGACGATGGGTACGCAGTCGCTGCGCATCCCGCTGGTGCGGGACGAGAACCGTACGAGCGGACAGATCTACCAAGGCATCCGCGTGTACTGGGAAGACGAACTGGATCAAGCTACTTCCAGCAGGCCGAAACTGCGGCGCATGGAACTCAAGCTCAAAAAGCTGATGGCGCTCGGCTACGTCAGCGGCGAGTTCGGCAAGTGGTCACCGGTCAGTCTGGGATCGTGGTTGATCCCGATGTTCGGTGAGGCGATCGGTTACACCGAGGACATCGCGTTCCTGAACGGCAAGGGTGGCGGTCAGCCACTCGGTATGCTCAACTCCGGATGCAAGATCTCGGTAAGCGCTGAAACAAATCAGGACGCTGACACGTTCGTCTTGGAGAACTCGACGAAGATGTTCGCGCGCTTGCTGATGATCGGTTCCACGAGCGTCGTGTGGTTCATGAACCAGACGGTGTTTCCGCAGCTTCCGCTGCTCAACGTGTCGGTCGGAACTGGCGGTCAGCCTGTTTTCGTGAACTCGATACAAGGCGCGCCGGGTCAGTCGCTGTGGGGCTACCCGATCCAGTACACCGAGAAGGTGCCGGTGCTCGGTGATGCCGGGGACGTGATCCTTGCGAATGTGGCGGACTACGTGGTGGCCGATGACCAGTCGGGGCCGCAGGTCGCGCAGTCGATTCACCTCAAGTTCGACTACGATCAGGAAGCGTTCCGGATAATCAAGTACGTGGACGGTCAGAACATGAGCGACACGGCGTTCACGCCGTACACGGCAGGCAGCACATCTCCGGACACGCTGTCTCCGGTCGTGACGCTGGCTGCGCGTGCGTAAACGTTAGTCGGTTGACGTGCTCGGCGCTGTCATGCGACCGGGCACGTTCACCATCATCAGGAGGAATGAGAGATGGAACTGGTACACAACTCGGTGATCGCTTGTCCTGACGGGGTGGCGGCTGCGGCGACGCAGTTTACCACCGACACGAACGTCGTAGACATGAGCAAGCACAACCGCTGCCGCATCATCCTGCTCTTGGAGCAGAGCGGTGCCGGTACGGGGACGGTGGCGCTCAAGCAGTCTGCCACCAACGACGGCAGTGACGAGAAAGCGCTGGCGTTCGCGGAATACTGGAAGAACGAGACAGGCAAGACCACCAGCGCGCTGACCAAGGTGAGCGCTTCGACGCTGACTACGGCTGGTCCGACAACGGAACTCAATGTCTACATCTTCGAAGTGAAAGCTGACGAGATGGACATTGATAACGGGTTCATCTACCTGCGTTGCGACCTGACCAGTCTCGGCAACAACACTGCTGCCTGCCTGATCTACGAACTCTACGAGCCGCGCTACGCCAAAGGTGGCGACGCTGCTCCTGACGTCGTAGTCTAGGCCGAGGTGCGTTACGGCTGAACATGGAGCCGGACGACGCGTCTCGGTGGCGCGTCGTCCTGCTTTACAGGAGGACGGAAGATGACTAATCGGTTCAAAACGGGTTGGATAGAGTTCGTGCTGGGAGCGGTGGTGTTTGCCATGGCGTGCATGGTGGGGTTAGGTCAAAACTACTCTACCGACACGACCGGTCCGAGCGGACAGGGTGACATGCGCTTCAAGGATTCGAGCGGTAACGTGCAGTTGCGAGTCGGCACCACCAAGGCGCTTGATTACACGCCCATCGGTCACAACTCGCCAGCGGACGCGACGTTCCTGCACGTAACTGTGAACTCGAATCTGCTGGTGACGGGTACGTCTACTACTGCCGATGATGTCGGTACGGTGAATGCAACGTATGCTACGGTCGTTGAGTATGGTGATCGCGCGTGTCACCAGACCGTGTTGACGATGAGCGCTATTCCGTGGAAGACTCTAGCTGACGGTGATCATGGTGGTGGCGTCAAGCTATATGACTTTCCGGAGGGCGTCATCGCCATTCACGGCGTCGTGCTGAACTGTACAGTCACCAACACGGCGAACTTCAACGCGTCGGACAATGACCATTACTACGTAGCTGTCGGTACGGTGGTTGCGGCAGACGACAACGACTTGACCGGTGCCGAGGCTAACTTGATCGCCAAAATAGACGAAGACACCGCTGGAGGTGCAACGACTATGCACGCTGAGACTACATATCTGTCCACTCCACTCCTTGTGGATGGCAGTTCGACGGCGTGTGATATCGCTCTGAACTTCGCAGTTGAAGCATCGGACAATAGTGGCAGCAACACGTTTGCTATTGCTGTTGGTGATACGATCGGCGTTACGTGGTCAAAACTCGGTGACTACTGATAGACGACACGGACGCCGGGGTGTGTTTGGTGTGCCGGTCGTGTCAAGACTCCCACACTCCGCGCGTCCACCAGTTGGAGGTGCGACATGTTCAGACTTTTGAAGAGAACGCTGCTGGCGTCGGTACTCGTAGTGTCGGCACTCGTGACGTATCAGGCGCTGGCCGGTGGCAGTGTGACCGTCACGCATTCGAAGACGCGGCAGATTGCCAAGACGACGTGTGCGTGGTCGATCACCACGAACGCCAACTTGTCGGCAACGGTGAGCAAGGTGTCCGGCGAACTGCTGCGCGTGGTGGTGTTGGCACAGGGGCACACCAACACGTACGACATCCTGCTTAACGACGCGGAAAGCGTGGATCTGCTGCAGGGTAGCGGGGCTGATTGTTCGAACGCGGTGACGCACCTGCATGCCGATTACGGCGACACGGTGCTGCCGATCGCTACGGACGGTGACCTGACGCTGGTCATAACCAACTACACCGGGCTGGCCAATAATGCCAGTACCAACGGCACGGTCGTGCTGTATCACCGGTAGGAAGGACGTGGACGAGATGGCTGTCAAAAAGAAGACTACTACGCCGAAGCGTGGGTTGCCCAACATACCGGGTGTACCGAAAGTGCCGAAGGATCTGGTCAGTAGCATGAGCGTCAAGGACGTCTACCGGGTGGCGCTGCGTGGGCCGGTGGGTGTGTTCGGGTTGCGCGTGGTGCAGGGCAAGCTGATCATCTCTTCGAGTGAGGTGCCGAGCGCAACGGTGCTGCAGGTGCCTGACACCAAGAGGCCGGTCATCGTCACGTTGAGCCAATGAGAAGCGCGCCGACAGCGCACAAGATGGTAACGAGTGCGCCGTGCGTCAAGCGCAGGGAGGCGAAGGATGGCGACAAACTTGACCACTCTGTTCCTGTTGAAGCGCTTCATGGGCACAGCGTCGGACGCGGACGACGATCTGCTGGAGCGGCTGATAGACGACGTATGCGCACAGATGGCGAAGGTGTGCGATCGTACGTTTGAGTCCACGTCGTATCGTCAGTGGCTGGACGGCAACGGCAGCACGCGCATCCTGCTGCCGCAGTACCCGGTAACGTCGCTGTTCCGTGTAAGCATCACCACCAACGACGCCGTGCGCGAGGTCAAGTATTCCGGTAGCGGGAAGCACGCCGATGTGACGGTGACATCCACCGGCGTGATCATGCGGCACGTAGACGCTGCCGGTGCCGTACAGTCAAGCACGATCCTTTTCAGCACTTACCCCATCATCACTTCACTGGGAACTGCCATATCCGGCGTGTCGGACTGGAGTTGTAGTGTGCAGTCTGGTTACGAGTACGAGCCGTCACAGTTGCTGTGTCCGATGCAGGGCGTATGGGCGCTGAATCCTGACGACGCGGAACTGTTACTGCCGGATGACGGAGTAGGTGTGCGGATCTCGTCGCAGAGCGAGCGCATGATCGAGCGCGTTGGTGGCGGCACGTTTCCGTGCGGCAGGCACAACATCTTCGTGTGGTATGTGGCTGGGTACACGCTGCCTGTGGATGACGGCGAGCACAGCGAGCTTACCACTACAGGCGACGTGCCGGGAGGACTGACACAACTCGCGAACGAGATCGTGCGCGACGTGTATAAGGACCGCAAGAAGTCGAGCGGCGTGAAGCAGTTCCGGCTGGCAGATTGGGGTGAGACGCGCGACGCGGTGCTTAGCGCCGTCGAACGGCGCAAGGCTGATCTGTCACCGTACATGAGAAAGACGCTGTGATGGAAGGGACTTTTGGTAGATTGATGGACGTGCTGCGAACGACGCGCACGCAAAGCGATGTCGGAGGCTCCAACGAGTCGCATCCTACAAGGTATCGCAACGTGCCGTGCCACCGCAGGCAGCTTAATGCCACCGAACGCGACTTGCTCGGACGGGAAGGCGTCGTGGCCACACACCGCGTCTATTGTTCTGCCGAATACGACGAGATCGAGGAGGACGACGTGCTGCGCATCACGACCGGCGAAGTGGGCACCGGCAGTCATGAGGACTGGGACGTCGTGCGCATTCATGATCCGCACGAAATGGGCCACCATCTGGAAATCGATGCCGTCAGGAGGGTGTGACCGTGCCGCACAACTGGCACCCCGAACAGTTTGAGTCGAAGCTGCGCCGACATCTGGATCGCAACGCGGACCGGGCTGCTGCGTTTCTTGTCGGGCAGATCGTGTCGAGCTTCGGTGGTAGTGGTGCGACCGGTGGCCGGTCAGGTGCCACATATGCCGAGCGACAGAGTGACCGGTCGAAGCCCGGCGAGCCACCGCATGTGCAGACCGGCATGTTGAAGCGTTCCATCAGGTGGGTGCGCACCGGTACCGGGTCACGGCGCGTAGGGTCAAGTCTCAAGCCACAGGAGGGACAGTCACACTCGGTGGCGTTGATGATGGAGTACGGCACGCGTCCGCACACGATCGTGCCGGTGAACGCAAAGGTGCTGGCAAATCGCAAGTTGGGTGTCGTGTTTGGTAAGCGGGTGCAGCATCCCGGCACGGACGAGAGGCCGTACTTAAGACCGGCGCTGCTCAACAACCGGATCAGGTTGAGACAGATGCTTGGGGCTGGGAAGGTGTGATGATCGAGGAACTGCTAAAGGCGATCGTAGCGTACTACCGGGCAGCTACCGGTGCGACGCTGCGCACGCTACTTGGTGACAGCAACACCGAGGTCACGCGCAAGCTGTGGTATGCCGAGGCACCGCAGGGTACCGGCACGCCGTACATCACCTTCATGCTGGTGGCGTCACCTACCGAGTTTACCATGGCGCAGGACTTGCCCTATCCTAGGGTGCAGTTTGACATATGGCACGATTCTTCCGATGTGGAGGACGTCATCACGGTTGCAGACTCGTTGCGCGATACGTTTAACAGCAAGCTGTTGACGCTCGGCGGCAGTTGGTCGATGTTACGGGCAGATCCGGTCGGACATGGCCGGGTCATGCGCGATGGTGATGAAGGGTGGCACGCGGTCGTCGAGTATGACTTCGTGCTGGAAAAGTCAAGGTAGCAGGAGGGTACGAACATGGCTGCTATAAGCGGCAAGACGGGAAAGGTCAACAGTTCGGGCGACGACATCAAGCGGTTTACCGTCAACTTCGAGAAGGATAATCTCGATTCGTCGCACATGGGTGGTGGCGGGTACAAAGGGTACACGCTCGGACTGATCGGCGCGTCGGCAACGGTCGTTAGTCAGACGAAGCTGACCATCGGTTCGACCATCAGCCTGAATACGGGAGCGAACATCTACAGCGGATCGGTCACGCACGTCAGTGATCAGGTCGAGACTCCCGTCGACGGACTGGTAATGTGGACGCAGCAGGTCAACTTTGATGGCTCCATCACGGTGACCTGACGCTCGGCGCTTGGCACCTTGTAATAAGGAGTTCTGACATGAGCGGCGACTTTTCCACAGTAAGTAACCATTCGGTGGAGATCGTTCTTGGTGGAAACACCTACCGGGCGCGACAACTCAAGCTACGCGAACTGTTCGGTCACTTCGAGTCAAAGGTCAAGTCTGCGCGCATTCGCGACGCGCACGCCATGGCCGAGGGACTGCCACCGGACGAGCGGGTGCGGTTCCTACGTGACGCATGGGCCGCACTACCGAGCGGCACTGAACTCATGAACGAAGCCGTGCTGCTGATGACGTCGCGCGAAGGTATGCGTGATGCGCTGTACATGTGCATTCACGACTTCCATCCGGACGTCAGGCCTGATGACCTGCCTGATCCGTTGGAGTGTGATTCGTCCGAAATGGACGGCATGATCGCAGCGTTCGAGGGACTGACCGGCATCGAGTCGCAGGATGCGCGCTCAAAAAAAGTGCGAGCGCCGGGGACACGGCGCAGGACGGGTCGAAAGAAGCGATAGACTGGACGGGCATTTATGAGCGGTTCGTCAGTGCGTTCGGATTGGAAGCCTGCTGGCAGTTAGGAGAGTTGACGTGGAGGCAGTTTGTCATAGCGCAGCGCGCGTCGTTCGCGCGGATTGCGTCGCAGAACGCTCTGACCGGCGTACCGGGTGTGGCACCTGCAGCAGGGGGCGATGGTGATGAGGATGAACCGGCAGACGGCTTTGACTTGGCAATCGCGGACGCCAAGGGTCGTCTCAAGGAGCGCACCGGTCGCACCAGCTTCGGACTTCACGAGATACTCAACGAGATGGGGAGGTGATGACGCGTGGCACTAGGTGCTGACAGCATCGGTGACGCATATGTGGACATCGGGGCGCGCACGCAGGAGTTCGAGCGCGGAATGCGCGGCATTCGTGGCCGGTTGCGCAACTTGTCTGCGGACATGGACAGGTGGGGCCGCAGGCTGACGTACGGTGTGAGCGTGCCGCTGGTGGCAGCGAGCGGGTTGATGGTGCGCGCGTTCGGTGTGCAGCAGAAGTCCGTCAACGATCTGCGCAGCGCGCTTGCGTCGTTCGGTGACGATGTGGACGCGCTGATGCCGGGTATGCAGCGTTTTGCATCGGAAGTGCAGAAGGCCACCGTGTACGGTGACGAGTTCGTGTTGTCGTTGATGGCGCAGATCCGGAATCTCGGCATCACCGCACAGAAGCTGCCGGAAGCTACGCGCGGAGCGATCGGTCTAGCAAAGGCGCTCGGACTGGATGCCAATGCTGCCGCGCGATACACGGCGCTTGCACAGCAGGGTGAGTTTACGATCCTGCAGCGTTACGTACCGGCGCTGCGTACTGCGACCAGCGCTGCGGAAAAGCAGGCCATCGTCGCTGACCTTATGCGACGCGGTTACAAGCAGGCTACTGACGAGGCCGACACGCTGTCCGGCAGGCTTGCTCAACTCAAGAACATCGCCGGTGATCTGGCTGAGATCTTCGGTGAAGCGATAGCCAAGACGCTCGGACTGGAAGGTGGCATGCGTGAACTGACCAATCGCGTCGAGGAGTTCGGGCAGAAGGTCAAGGAGCTGGACACCCGTACCGTGCGCAGGTGGGTGACGCTCGGTGGCGCACTGATCGCGCTTGGTCCGGCGATGCGTGTGTTGTCGTTCGTCAAGCTGCATCCGGTGGCAGCGACGTTGATAGCAACGGCTGCGGCCGTCGGGTACCTCGTGCACCAGTACAACGAAATGCGCACCGCGTCGGAGCGGCTGCAGAAGTCGATGGAGTCCCACTATCAGGCTGCGCTCAAGAACGCGGACGCCACAACTAAGGCCATCGCTGACGGAAAGAAGCAGGCAGACGTCAAGGAGGAACTGGTCGAAAAGACCAAGGAACAGATCGAGGCCGAGAAAAAGCTAGCAGACGAAAAGCAGCGTGCGGCTGAACGGGCGCTGGAGGACACGCGGCGTGAGTTTGAAGCGGTGGTGCGTTCCGAGGCACAGAAGCTGGAAGCGTACCGGCGCACCTTTTCAGGCTACGCTGCGGTGGGCGAGCTTGCCAAGGACGTTGAGCGCATTCTGGAACAGAGGTATGCTGCCGAGCCGCGCAACCGTGCCGAAGCAGTCACCGATACCGTGTCGCAGCAGATGGCTTCGATGCGTGGACAGATACGCAGTGCGCTGAGCACCGGTGGTGGTGAAGGAGCGCTGCGCGGAATGATGAACAAGCTCGGCATCGGCAACGAACAGCGCAAGCGCATGATAGAGCTTTTGGAACAGATGGCGCAGGAAGGCACTGCCGAAGCGGTGCCGGCATTCGGGAGCTAACGATGGCAGACTATAGAGAACTGACCAAGCGGTGGCAGTACACCGCGCAACCGGACGGCATCACTGCGGTGCGCGTGTTCGTCGATCATTCGGGTGGACCGGCGTCGCTGCCGACACTTGGTGACAGTCATCCTGATAACGCAGACGTGCTGTTCTACAAATACGACAAGACCAAGTTCGGCGGTCATCCTACCACGAACATGTACGTGTGTCACTACTCCTCTACTGTGAGTTCGTGGGTCATCAACGTTGACGAGAACACGTCGTTCAGCGACTTGCCGCGCAACGGATCGGCAAGCGCCGAGTTCAAGCGACTGGACAACGGGCAGAACTTCAACTGGTACGGTACGGATGACGCTGCAGGCGTGCCGATCTTCAAGCGCATCATCACTGCCACGCTCACCATACCGAAGGTCTTTACGTCACACTCCACACTTATGACGCGCATCGCGTCGCACATCGGCAAGCTCAACGACGCGGCGTTTGAAGGACAGGCAGCGGAGGCATGGCTGTTTTCAGGATCACGTCACGAGGAGTACACCAACAGTAACGGCAACACGCGGTGGCGCGCGTACTTCAACTTCGAGCTACGCATCGTGCCGGGGCCGGGCTATCACAACCACGTGTACGATCCGACAACCAAGACGTGGAGGAGGCTAGCCAACGATCCGTACGAAACGGAAGACTTTTCGACGGGTGTGGGAGGACTGTTTGAGTGAGAGCCGATTCCGTACATGAGCAGGAGATCGGTGACGCGCAGGTCAGCACGCCGAACTACAACGAGATGGTGCGTCGCTCCAACATGGCCGGACGCGTCATCTTTGAGGAGGCGTACTTTCAGGTCTTCTTTGACAGCGAGATGATGATGGTGGGACTCAATACCGAAGCGCTGCTGGCAGACCAGTCACATCACGGACTCAATCAGTACAGCACGCGCAACCTGGTGGGTGCCGGGTGGAACGAGTACGACGATCACGGCAGCACGGTTGGTCCTTTCAGGTTGATGGTGCTTGGTGGCGTCAACGCTGCTGCTGCAGATGACTGGGCGCGTAACACTCCGGTGTATGCAGGTACGGTGGCCAGCGAGCATCTGCGGCACTATATGAACTACATGGGGACGCACCTGTGCGTCGAGAAGATGTGCTACGCGGAGATGCTCGGTATTCACGTGTCGGGGACTACCGTGCGTCCCACATCGACCGGCAACTACTGGGATTCGAACATGTTCAGCGTGGACGCTCCTGACGGCATATCGCTGGTGTCGGATGACGACGGTGCCGGTGTCGATTGTGACGTGCTCATACAAGCTGGACATTGG